GCATCTGATGGCAAGGCTAGAGGCTGCGAGGTCTGTTGCCACCAATATGGCGGTGAAGGAGAAAAGCTTGCAAAAGTAGTTTACTCCGAAATAGCACCGCTCACACCATCAGCAGACAAAGGGATAAAGGAAGGCTGCAACCATTTTGGAGAAGGCAAGCCGCTGTATGAGACTGCAAAAACAAATGCTCCTGCTGCACTTATAGAAATTGCATTTCATGACAATATCGAAGATGCGGATTGGATTGTATGTAATATGGAAGAAATAGGCATAGCACTTGCAAAAGGAGTATTAAAATATTTCGGAATCCCGTATGTCTCTGAAACCGATGAACTTGGACTGGCAGTATATGTACTTAAGGAAAAAGGCATCATATCCGACTCTGATTACTGGCTTAAAAATTCTACAAATGGAAAAACAATCAGAGGGGAATATGCTTCAATACTAATTAAAAAGGCGGCAGCAGCTCTAAAAAATATGCAGTAATAGCCAATCTTAATATTTACCCTGAAATACTGTAAAAGTTCGTAGAAAAATAGGCTGTACTACTTGCCAGACAAGCCTATAAGAGTTAATATCAATACAAGGAAATTTAATAAGGCCGCCATGTCTTTAGGGTGTTACGAGCACCCCATAGCCAATGCAGGTATCTCAACTACCTACACCGACAGCATACGCTGCCACAGCGACCCTGTGTATATTATATCTTTTAGTACATACTTTTACAATAATACATAGGCGCAGTGTGGGGTTATCATCAATCCTGCAGTGCGCCTTTTTAAGTTCCTTTCAAAAATATATGAAAGGAGTATACATTATGTGTGAACAACCCGAAAAAAGCTTTGAGGATGCCTTCAGTAATTTTGTAGGGACAAGGGTATCCGAAGATTTGGCAGAGCTGTACCTGGACAACAGTAAATATATCCAGTTGGGTGTGGATATAGATTCGTGCAGCGAAGAAATTTTATCTGCTGTTCCCGAAGACAGCAAGAGTGAACTAAGGGAGTTACTTGACAAATACACCGGCATCAATGGACTTATGAGTGCTCTGGTAAATGAAATCCTTTATGTGCAGGGATTGAAAGACGGAATAAAGCTTGGATGCATCCTTGAAATAGGCAAAGGAGGGCATTTAAGTTATGAGTAGCAGAGTCTCTAAAGCAAATGCAGCAGCAGACAAGCAGAGATCGCTAGAAAACAGCAGGCAAAAACACAAGAGGTTTGGGCAAATGCGCCCGGCCTCTTTTTTAAATATACGTTAAAAAGGAGCAAATAAATGCGTGTAACAAAAATAGAGCCTGCTGTAAGAGCCGAACCCTGTAAAAAGCGGGTCTGTGCCTATGCAAGGGTATCAACCGGCAAGTACCAACAGGAAGAATCACTGGAAAACCAGATACAATATTATAAAAAACTAATAACCTCAAATCCTGAATACGAATTTGCAGGAGTATTCTCCGATAGTCGTGTAACAGGGACGAAGGATGATAGGTTCGAATTTAATAAAATGCTTGAGCTTTGCAGACAGAGAAAAATAGATTTAATAATTACAAAATCAATATCAAGGCTTGCCAGAAATACCGCAATAGTGCTGAGGTATGTGAGGGAGCTTAAAGAAATAGGCGTTGAGGTAAGGTTTGAAAAAGAGAATATATCAACATTATCACAGGACGGTGAGCTGATGCTTACCGTCCTGTCTTCATTTGCAGAGGAAGAGAGCAGAAGTGTAAGCGAAAATGTGAAATGGCGTTACCGCAAAAAGTTTGAGAGAGGTGAGTTGGTTATTAATACAAAGCGTTTCCTTGGGTATGATATGGACGAATACGGGGATTTAATAATAAACGCTGATGAAGCTGAAATTGTAAGACGGATTTATGAGGAATACCTAGCAGGAAATGGTTCTCATAAAATAGCGAAACTTCTTAATATAGAAGGAGTTCCAACAGTCACAGGCTCGAAATGGAACAAATCCAGTATACTTGATATCCTGAGGAACGAAAAATATATGGGTGATGTAATGCTGCAGAAAACCTATATAGTAGATCATCTCAGCAAAAAGAAAAGGAAAAATACCGGTGAAGTTGATAGCTTTTATATAGAAGATAACCACTCTCCTATTGTTCCCAAGGAGGTATGGCTGAAGGTACAGATTGAGATGAAAAAACGCGCTGCGGAAAAAGGGATTTTAGGCAACACAGACAAATATACGAACCGTTATCCGCTGTCAGGAATGCTGTACTGTGGTAAATGCGGCACTGTAATGAAGAGAAGGACATGGAACAGTGGACACAACTGCAAGAAAATAGTGTGGCAGTGCGGTAATTATATAGAAAACGGCAAAGTCGCCTGTTCAGGGACTAAAATTGACAATGAAATCGCAGAAAAACTAAATATATCAGAGCCAACGATTGTGAAGGAGGAGGTAACAGATGGCAAGAAGCATTACAGTTATACCTGCAAGGGCAAACAGAAGGAATATGCCGCAAAGCACTGAACCACAGAAAAAGAGAATGGCTGCATACTGCCGTGTATCAACCGACCAGATAGAGCAGTTGTCCAGCTATGAGGCGCAGGTAAATTATTACACATCATATATAAATAACAGTGCTGAATATGAAATGGCCGGAATCTATGCCGATGAAGGGATTACAGGTACAAATACCAAAAAGCGCGAGCAGTTTAATAAAATGATAGAGGACTGCAAGGCTGGAAAGATTGATGTGATAATAACCAAGTCGATATCAAGGTTTGCGCGTAACACGCTGGATTGCTTGAACTATGTAAGAATGCTCAAAGAGCTTGGTGTAGAAATTATATTTGAAAAAGAAAACGTACGGACATTGGATTCAAAAGGTGAAATTTTGCTCACGGTACTCAGCTCACTGGCGCAAGAGGAAAGTTTTTCCATTAGTAAAAATAGTACATGGGGCATCAGAAGGCGGTTTGAGCAGGGTAAAGTCATAGTCAATCATACAAAGTTTATGGGGTATGACAAAGACGAAAATGGCAATCTTGTAGTAAATGAAAAACAGGCAAAAGTAGTGAGGCGGATATTTAGCGATTACCTTGACGGGAAAGGTCCTAACAGGATAGCAAGAGAGCTTGAAAAAGACGGAGTATTAAACTGGAATGGAGCAGCAAAATGGTATCAAGGCAGTATCAGAAAAATGCTAAGCAACGAAAAATATAAGGGAGAGGCACTTCTTCAAAAAACGTATACAACCGATTTTCTCACCAAGAAAAGAGTTGAGAATGACGGAGCCGTTCCACAATATTATGTGGAGGAAAGCCATCCTGCAATTATTGATAAGGATACATGGGAAGCAGTACAGCTTGAAATGAAACGGCGAAAGATATTTGCAAAACAGTATGGACAGTATAAGTATGACTTTGCAAACTACAATAACCCATTTGCAGGCAGGGTAATATGCGGCTGCTGCGGAAGAGCCTATGGTAGAAAGGTCTGGAACTCAAACGATGAAAGGCTGAGGAGAATAATCTGGCAATGTAGCGGAAAGTATGAGGTTAAAGGCAGAAAGGGGTGTGAGAATAGGCATATTGATGATGAAGTTCTTAATAATTCTTTCATTGATGTTTACAATCAGATTGTGGGAAAAAGAGAGCAATTTTTAAATAAGTGGAGAGAAATGCTTCGTGATGAAAATGCTCTAAATAGAGTAGTCTCAAAGAGGTTTACAAGCATATTTGAAAATTCAGGCAAGATAAGTGAATTTGAATCTAATCTACTTTATAGGACTGTTGAGAAATTTATAATTACAAAGGCGGAAATCGTTGTCTGTATGCTTGATAAAACAGAGTTTATATTAAAAAATATTGATTATTAAGCAATTAAGATATACATATTATTTCACATAAATTAGCTTGAACTACTAGAGTATCTACGGTAACATGTCACTACCAAAAAAGGAGGGATCGTAGTGAAAAAGATTACTGTTATTGACCCCAATCTTAATGAAAAAAATCAGGAAGATTTGGGGAAAATGCGTGTCTGTGCATACTGTAGGGTAAGTTCAATGCACATGGAACAACAGAATTCGTTTGAATCGCAGGTAAGCTATTACACAAAATATATTAATAGCAATCCTGCTTGGGAGTTCATAGGTATATACGCGGATTATGGGGTTACCGGAACAAAAAAAGAAAAAAGACCGGAATTTATGAGACTTATCTCTGACTGTGAAAACAGATTGGTAGATATGGTTATAACCAAGTCAATCTCACGCTTTGCCAGGAATACTGCTGACTGTCTGGAAACTGTGAGAAGATTAAAGGGCATGGGCATTTGTATATATTTTGAAAAAGAAAATATCAATAGCATGTCACAAGATAGTGAATTAATCCTTACACTCCTTAGTTCTATAGCACAATCTGAATCAGCTGAATTATCGGCGAATATCCGCTGGGCAAATCAGAAAAGGTACAAGCAGGGCAAATACCAAATAGCAAGCCGAAAGTTTATGGGATATGATTTTGATAAGGATAAAGGCCTTGTAATTAATAAGGCTGAAGCTGAAATAGTTAAAAGGATATTTTCAGAATATCTTGGAGGTAAAGGTACTAATGCCATTGCAAAAGGCTTGAACAAAGATAAAATACCAACTGTTACAGGAATAGAGTGGTGTGGGTCGGGTATTAGTAGGATGTTGAGAAATGAAAAATATATGGGCGATGTTCTGCTGCAAAAGACGATTACTGCAGATAATATTACCTTTTCAAGAAAGAGAAATAAGGGTGAACTGCCTCAGTACTACATAAAGAATGATCATGAACCTATAATATCAAGAGAAGACTTCAAACGGGCTAGGGAGTTATCTGAAAAATGGAAAAAAGAAAAAGGTATGGATGAGGATGTAATAAAAAGGATGAGTAATAGATATCCTTTAAGCGGAAAGATAATCTGCGAAAGTTGCGGTAAAACCTTTAAAAGGTCTATATTGAATTCAAACAATAAATATCGCAGTGCGGCATATAGATGCAATTCCAATATATATGAACAAACAGGACAATGCTACGCAAGTGGTGTTAGTGAGAAAAGAGTATACGAAGCTTTTGTGAGGATGTATAACAAGCTGTATTCAAATTGGAAAACACTACTTGTTCCAAACATGATGTATTTAAAATCACTTGTTTTGCAAAAAGCAGATCAGGCAGAGATTCAGAAAATAAATACTCAGATAAATGAGCTGCTAAGGGATGAATATATTGATTACTCTCCACCAGAGGCAGAGAGTTTGAGACCTGTTATTTTAAGCCAGAGGATAAACTCGTTCAATGCAAAGATTAAAGAATTGGAGTCAAAAAGACAGGCCGTAGCAGCATCTCTTATTGAAAAGGAAGTCTCATTATCAGAAACAGAAAAAATCATAGCGTTTATTAAAAAACAGCAAGGCTTGCTGGATGAGTTTGATGAAGATTGCTTTAATATGCTTGTTGATAAAATTATAGCGAAGCCAAATAACCGTATATGCTTTTGCCTGAAGAAAACAATGGAGCTCGATGAATACGTTGGGGGTGATGATAATGTTTTGTAGGAGATTTCCATTCGGATATACAAAAGGAAATGACGGACTGCCTGAAATTGATTCCGAAAAAGGAGTATATGTTAAAAGAATATTCGAAATGGCCATGGAAGGAGAGTCTCAAATAAAGATTGCTGACTTCTTGATAAAAGAAGGTATCAAAACACCAATGGATAAGATTAATTGGTCAAAGGGCGCAGTCGGCTCTATTTTAGCGAATAAGAAATATACTGGTGACGAGAACTTTCCTGCAATAGTATCAAAAGAAATGTTTGATAAAGTAAACCAAATCAGAAGTGAACGAAACAAGTATTATAATTCTTTACGTAAACATAATTGTGAGAGCAATTCGATGTATCCCTTCAGTGGGAAAATCATATGTGGGGTATGCGGGAGTAAGTTGACAAGATCACCAAGAAGCATTAAATGTACACCTAAAAAATATGGTTGGAGATGCAACAGATATGTTGAAAATGGTGCGGTTTATTGCAGAAGCGATATGCTGGATGAATTAACTGTGGAAAGCAAGTTTGTGGAAGCACTGTGCGAAGTAAAAAAGCATTTCGATAAATACGTGGAAAAAACAGAAAATCCTTTCAAACCAGCAACAAATCAAACTATCTCAAAATTAGATAAAGAAATTCAGAAAATGATTAATAACCTCGAAATCTTACCCAAAGGCCAATCCGAAGCAATGACAATTGAAGAAAATATACGAAAGCTTTTAAAGCAACGAACCAGCGAAGTGTGGAAGATTGCTGATATTAATGACTTCGAACATAGAACCGCAAAATTAAAAAATGAACTGATGAAATGTAAAAAGAAGCCGCGAGAATTTGATGGTGAGATATTCAGAAAAGTAATAGACCATGTGACGTTTTTAAGCAAAGACAAAATAGTATTTCATTTTATAAATGGGATTGAGATCAAGAAGGATTTGAAATGATGTTGAGTTGAGGGTGGCAATTTAGAATTAAATAGATTGAGTGTTGGGAAATTGCCGGTTGGGGTGTTGTTTTGCCCTGATCGGTATTTTTTTGTTTGTGTGGAGATCTTCGGGAACTGTTATTGAAATTATATAAAGTGTGGGAATACAAGTAACATTTTAAATATATTGACATAATAAGTTGTTAGATGTAATATTTAGTAAATAACATATATAATTTCACAAAATATGAAAATATATGTCTAAATATGTAATTGAAGGAGAAAGCTTTATGAATACAGGAAAAAGGTGGATAGCAGGCTTATTGGCAGTATTAATGGTAATACAGGGGTTTAGTGTAACTGATTTGGCTCCGCTTAGTATGCAAAAGGTGTTTGCAGGCACAGTAAAAAAGCCAAAATATAGCGTAACAGCACCTATAATACCGAAGCAGCAGGTAAAAACTCAAAAGGCAGCTGCATTGACACATGAAAAAACGTCATCGATGAAAACTTCAGGAGATAAGCAGACAGGGGTTTCAACTTCGAAATTAACAAATTCTGATATTGAAAGCTTTCTTACCAGCAACACACCAAATGCTGTGGTAGCTGATACGGACAGCACAACCAAGACAGTATCAAAAGAAAACCAATTCAATTTTTCAAAGTCTGGTTTAACAGCATCCTATAGTCAGCCGGGAACTATTGATAATTTAGGTAATTTAACTGTTCCAAATGCTGATAGTACGGCAAATAGCAAATCTATTTCTCAAAACATGCTTTCAGGAGGATCTGCAAGTAACCAGACAACAGGTTCTGCAATTTCGCTTCCTCTGAATGTGAATCTCGAAGGGACGGATAAAACACCGTCAGCAGCGACAACGGCTCCAATGTCAGAAAATACTTTAGCTGCTGCAACTCCAGCTGCTATTTCAATTCCTGCAAATATCAATGTATCATCAACTGATACAACATTGACAGTAAGCTGGGATACAGTGGCAGATGCCCAGAGCTACGATGTATCAATGGATGGAACTGTTACAAATGTTACCGCAGCAATCTATACATATAGCAGTCTGGTACCGAACAGTCAGCATATTGTTAAGGTGAGGGCAGTTAAGCCAGGGGGAAACGGTTTAGTAGGGGATGTTAATGGTGACGGTGCTGTAAATGCTCTTGATTTTGCTTTGTTCAATAAGCGTATGCTTGATCCTAGTTATGATTT